CCTCATTACACAGTAAAGAGCTGCTGAGTTCTAATTCTCTGTCTTCTACCCAGCCTTTTAAGTCTATCCTTGAAAATCTTCAGCCTTTCGTTGCCCCAGATTCGGTATTCTTTCGGAGCCATTGCTCCGCTGACATTGACCCTATTGATGGCAAAGGCTGCCCACCCAATAGCGGCATAGCCGCCGGCGCCGGTAGCTACCAAATCCTCACACTCAGCTGGTATAGTTGACCCATTAGCATCCTTGGTGTGTATAACCCCATAATATATATAGCAGTTAGCCCCATTAGGCTCATCGCCGCTGATTATGGTCAGGGTGTCCCCCCAGATAGAAAACCGCTGATACTTGGCCGGGGACTCATCTACCGGATATTCCACAGCCTGAACCATAACCCGGTTGGTCAGGCTAGATATATCAACCTCCCTCGAGCCTGAGGTGGTAGGTAGAACAGCCTTAGCCAGCAGTGGAACCCGCTCCGACAGCTCCTTAACGGCACGGTTAATGTGCCGGGTGAGCTCATCGTCTGACCACTGGTAGTTATTTGAGTCCTCGTCGTGCAAATCCTTTCTAACCAGGGCTATCATTTCAGATAAATTCATAGATTTACCCTCCTCGATGGAATTGATGTCTTGCCGCCGGGGGGTAGTTTCATGCCACCACTCTTTGGTGCCGACTCCACTTTGACCACCAGGTGGTCGGAGCCGACCACAAGCTCACTGGAGATAAATCTAGCCAGAAAGGCAACTACAGCATCAGTGCCAAGCCCAATATCGGTTGACAGAAGCGCCTTAATTAAACAAGAGGTGTCAATACCTGAGCCTGAGTCAGCGCCGGTTAACATGGTCTCCAGAGCCAGAATGGCATCCAATCCAGAGCCAACATCACTTGAAGCAAAGAATAGTCCGCCGCCATCCAGCCCAGAGCCACTTTCAGCGCTAGCCAGCAATCTGGTCAGCAGGGCTTCAGTCCCTCCCCCCTCCTCGGCAACCCCCAAAAGCCTTGACCCGAGAGACTCCGACCCGGTTCCAGTTTCTGCCCGACTATAGGCTGAGTTTAGCGAAGCTCCAGCTTCAGACCCCTGCCCGGTATCGGAAGAAGTCTTGGGAGTTTCTACTGAATAATCAATTATTACATAAATCTGAGTAAAAAAGGCATTATTGGCGGCACAGGATGTTTTTAGACTACCCCCAATCTCCATAGCATCAATTTCGTCCCAAGTCCAAGAGTCGGTAGTGTTGGGATTAGTTGTGTATTGCTTGGAAGCATTGTGCCAACCGCTCCCGCCACCTGCTGATTCCTCGTCCCCGTCATAGACAGTGTTATGGGTCTTCACCGCACTTCTAGCGTATTGCGTAGTGCCGGGGTTTGTAGTGGCTCTCCACCGAAAATGAATGGTTACGCTGTTAATTATGCCCGAACCTACCCCAGAGTTAGGCATAGCATACAAATCCCTGACATATGAGGTAGTGCCATTCTTGACACAAGTGGTGAGGTCGTCAGCAACCGCTTCATCAACACACTGCCAATTTGCTGCGCAGCCCGCATTATGAATGGTCAAATTAGTTTCGGAGCCAGCACCATTTGGTCTTAGGGTTTCCGTAGCCATTTATCTGCATCCCCCCATGCTATTAAACCTTCCCCGATTCTCGGCAATAACCCCAGCCTCTAAATCCTAGCTAGGGGTAAACCGAGTTCTTGAATTACCAGTACCCTAACTTAGAGTAATATCAACTTCCAGAGTCCAGGTCCCTGACGATTTGGTGCCCAGAGACTCAACCTTTCTATTGAGGCACTTGCCACTGGTGGACTGTTTGACCACCCACTCATTCCAGGCATAGTTGGCATCGGTAGAACCAAAACTGGCTTTAAAAGTGGCTTTCTGGCTGGTGGAAGTTGGGTAGCTGGCTTCCATACCCTTATAGGTCTTATTGGTAGCCGCCTGAAGGTCAGTCTGGGTAGCACTGGCGGCAGTTGAGGAATCACCAACACCAATCTGGGCAGCAGCATTGTCAAAGATATGGTCAGCGCCAGAGACGGCACCGGTTATCAAATCCCACATCTCATCAATGCCGGTGTTCAGCAAGCAGTTGCCTTCTCCCTCGATAACCTCATAAGGCTCGAAGAGTTTATGGAAATCAGCTTCCCTGCCCCGAAACACCTCAATATCCTGGTGATACTTGCTGAGCCGGTACTGGCACAGCCAGTTGGCTTGTTCCTGGTTTTTCATTTTTCAACCTCCCTATTACTGAGGGGAGGGGGAAACCCCCTCCCCATTTGGTTTAAGTTTGGCTCTGCCCCACCTGGATAAAGACAGCAACTACCGTCTCGTCAGGCGTAGGCGTGCCTGTAGAGCCATTGGAGATAATCTCAGCCCCGACCTTTTCCCCGGCTTTCACCGGGTAAAGGGATGGGTCGAAGCTGGCGTAGGCATGTTTACCACTACCTACAGTGGTAGCTACCCCGGCAATTTCAGCACCATCAATGGTTGGCTGGGCAGTTAATTCGTTCCCCTCCAAGCCGCCCGATTTGGTGTCAACGGCAACCCCGACAACAGCCCCTTCAAAGGGCATGGTTACGGCATCACCGTCCACCGCCGGAAAGCCATCAATAGGCACGGTAACTGCCGTGTCTTTGACCATGGCTGAACTCTGGTCAATACCAAAGCGCAGGGCAAATATAGAGCTTACTCCTTGAAACGCCATAGTAATTTCTCCTTTCCGATTAGTCCTTGACCCCGATTAAAGCGGCTGCCTTAACTGATGAAAATAGAGCCAGGGAAACATACCACTTAATCCTGGTCCTGGAAGCGTCCTTACTCTCCAGCGAACCGATATGCTCTGCCTGAAGATGACCCGGGCTGGTTAGTCCACAGAGGGCTCCCTCCCCAAATTGAAGGGCATAAATGGTGGAGCAGGCGCCACCGGTGGTCGCTGTCTCCACGCTATCGGTAAGGACATGGGTATCCAGTATCCAGTCATTGACACCAATTGGAACGCCGTCCCACAACTGGATAAAGTTACCCCATTTATCCCGGTCGCTCTCCACCATTCCCCCAGCAGCCCTGACCAGGGCATTAATCTTTCGCCGGGAGCGGCGGCTCATAAGCAGCATATCCGGCTTACCACCCTTTACCGCATCAATAAGCTCATCCAGCTTATCCAGAGTAAGGGTAGCCCCGGTAGCCCCCATAGCTATTACCTGGTCGCCGGCGGTGGTGGTATCAATAAGCTTCCTCAGACCATCAAACTGGTTAGGGTTAGTGACTGACTCCCCATAGATGAAGGTCTCATCGAACTTCACCTTGAGTGCCTTAGCCTTAAGCTCGACAATTGCAGTCTCCAAATCTTGGATATTACTCCGGGTTTCTTTAAGGAAATTATCGACATCGGCATCGCCACCCATAATCTTCAAGTTGGCTGTCTGCTGCTCAAAGGTTGGGGTTGACTCAGCCCAGATATCACCAACATCGTAGAAATCAATCGTCGGCAAGGTCTTCTCCTGGTTATAGGTCAAACCATTACCTGCAATCTCAATAAAGGGGAATCGTTGCAGCAGGAGCGAGTCCTTAATGATGGTCTCCACTACCCCTTGAAGCAGCATATCGTTTGACAGCTTAGATGCCTCATCTAATGTTAACGCCATTACTTCTTACCTCCCAGTGCGTATTGAATCTTCTCCCGTGGGGATAGAGCCGACAGGTCAGGTGATGTCCTCTCCGGAGCTCCGGCGGGAATCTTAGCCAGTGTAATCTCAGCCTCCAGTCCCTGCCTCACCTTACCCACCAGAGTCTGAGCCTCCTGCAGGGACTCATTGATAGCCTCAATGCTGTCCCCGGTGATGAGCTCCTCAAGCACCTCAGGATGCGACTCAGTCACTACAGCACGGTAGCTGGCTACCGCCTCAGCCAGAGAACTGGAGATAGTGGTCAGTTTTTCCTCTGACTCAGCTACCGCCCCCTCAAGCTCAGTAATACGGTCACTGGTTTTAGCCAGCTCCTCATCTTTTTGGGCTAATAAGCCCTCAAGCTCGGTAAGCCGACTCTCGCCTGACTCCTCCCCATTGGACGGAATCTGGCTTTCTGTCTGGTTTAGTTCATTGTCTGCCAATCTTCGTCCTCCTGTACATTATTCCTCAACACCCTCTACCTGAGGCTCAATTGCGCTCTCTCTCGCTCCACCCCTGGTGGACTTGGTGTTAAGCTCTCTGTTCATCCTGAGGATGGTCTCCCTTTCCTCAAGCCACCTATCAAATTCCATCTCCGGGTCTTTGACCCCAATCTCATCCATAGCCCGTCTTCGGGAATGGATACCACTCTGCATCAGTACCTGCTCGTTGGAGACCATTCTGGACAGGTCCCGAGGTAGTACCGGACTCCAGACTACCCCCAACTGGTTATCACCAAAACTCTCACCCTGATACTTCTCCAGAAGTCTGAGAATAAGCTCGTTTCTCCGCTTATAGGCAGCTGTCCTGATAATCCTCTTTCGCCTCACCTTCTGCAATAGCGGCTGAAGCTCAATCTCCAGAGCCACGCCGGACAGGTCTCGACTGGTACCACCGAAAGCAGCCCGTGGCGACTCTGATATATCGTGCAGGATTCTATACAGCAAATCGATATAGTTAATGTGAAGTCCGACACCACCACCCTGCAACAGGTCAAGTAGATAGGCTTTAGCATCCTCCGGTATATTCCAAACTGCTCCCGGCTTAACCGCAATATCCTCAGACTCTTCCACATTTTCCAGAACGGCTATGGGGTTGCCTGATAGCTCCAGTATCCGTGACAACTGGCTCACCGCCCGGTTCAATTCCCGCTGCGGCTCCACAATCTGGATTAAATCAGATATACCCCAGAACTTCTTCGGTTCTCTCAAATTGGGATAGATAACAAAGGGGATAAAGCCATAGGGATTAGGCTTCTTCTCCACCTGAGCATTATCCAGCCAG